GACCTTTACCATAGAGGTCAGTGGTGCCAGAACTCAGTTGAAGCATAGACCCTATGAGTATATGCTAGACTACTGGCCAGTCTCAGCTTCCACAGGTACACCTAGGTACTACGGCTTTAAGACTAACACAGAGATCAGAGTAGCGCCTACACCTTCTGCCACCGTAGACTCTCAGATAGGATTCATTGCACAGATTACAACTATTACATCTGCAAGTCCTACCAACTACTTTACGCAGCATTGTCAGAATGCGCTCTTCTTTGCCACTATGATAGAAGCATCTCTCTTTATGAAGAGCTTTAACACAACTCAGGCGTGGCAACAAGAGTATCAAGGAGAGATAGAGCGGTTAAGAAATAGAGCCAGAAGAAGTAGACAGGATGACATGCAGACAAACTTCAGCCCAGCTGGAGGACCCAACACACTGATTAAAGGGAGCGACTAACTATGGCTAAAACACTTAAAGAAAAAAAACTAGAAGCTTTTAATAAACCACAAACTTCAAAGGATATAGACCAGAATCCTCCGACTTCTACAAAGATGTTGGATGCAATCGTAGGCAGACCCACTGGTCAAGGTTACGGGGCTGCAAGGAAAGGACCAAACATTGTCTGACGAATATACAACAGAGAAAGCGTGCGGAAACCCTTCTTGTCAATGCACAGGGTGTGATGATTGTTCTTGTTCTAAAGAAGGGGGGTGTGGCTGTACACAACCAACTGGAGAATAGAAAGGATATGAATGGTGGAGGACTTTAGTGTATTTCAGGCTATTTCAGATTACGGGCTTGCCATAGTTGCCACCATAGGAGCGGGTGCAGCAGCTTGGAAACTTTTACATTTTATGCTTAGAGATGTAGCAACCGCGCTAAAGAGTCAAGATGAAATTATAATTGCTCTGATAGACAAGAGTAACAGAGTAGAAACTTTAATACAAAGAATGGACTCTAAGCTAGACACAGTTCTACAACATAGCTCAGACCCTTTGCTCAAAGAAACAAAAGAAAGGTATAGGTCCTAATGGCTTTTGAAAAATTTGACCTCACGGTAAAACCTTTTGGATCAAAAAAAGTTAAGGTAACGCAGGAACTACCTTCTGGTAGGCGTGTGCCTTATATGAAATCTAAACCTGCTAAGTATGCTGTGGGTGGCCCTGTGAAACCAGCATGGATGAGGAATAGATAAGTTATGGCAGTTGCAACTACATCAGACTTTGATACTACCTTCTTTATAGACGAGGTGATAGAAGAAGCCTTTTCTATGATAGGAGGAGAGCCAGAACTAGGTAATGATGGTATCACTGCCAGACGTTCTCTTAATCTTCTTCTTACTGATTGGCAGAACAGAGGCGTTCTTCTCTGGGGTACAGATATAAAGTCTACTGTTCTTACTCAGAATGTAGCTGAGTATACTCTAGACGATGACACAGTAGATGTTCTCAACGGGTATATCAGGTTGTCTTCTAACTCTAATGACTTTCAGATGAACCGTATGTCCTTTGAAGAATACGAAGCTATCACCAACAAAGCTACAGCAGGAAGACCTACTCAGTTTGCCAGTCTTAAAGGCAGGGACAACATGAAGATATTTGTCTTTCCTGTTCCTGATGCAGCAGATACCTATACCTTTAGACAGTACAGAATGAAGCGTTTGAAAGATGTTAACAGAAGTGCTCTGGAAAATGCAGATGTTCCTTTCAGATTTCTTCCCTGTCTCACTGTAGGTCTTGCTTACTACCTAAGTCTCAAGAGACCTAATGTTCCTACAGAACGTATCACCATGCTCCAAGCTCACTACGAAAGTCTTTTGGCTACGGCTCTGGAAGCAGACAAAGAACGGGTAAGTTTGTTTATTTCTCCAAGATTAAGGATAGTATAGAATGGCTAAACCAAAAGGATTATATGCAAATATAAATGCAAGAAAGAAAAAAGGAATTAGCAGATCTAAAAAGAAAAGCACAATAACAGATAAAGCTTATGCTAACATGAAGGCTGGCTTCCCTAAGAAGAAGAAAAAAAGTGGCACAAAAAAGAAAGGGTAGCATGAAAGGTCATAGCATCAGCGGTGGACAGAAGAGACCTACCAAAGCTGGTGCAGGTATGACCAAGAAGGGTGTGGCAAAGTACCGGAGAGACAACCCGGGTAGTAAGCTAAAGACAGCTGTTACTGAATCTAAACCCACAGGTAAGAGAGCAACTAGAAGAAAAAGCTACTGCGCCAGATCTGCAGGTCAAATGAAGAAGTTTCCAAAAGCTGCAAAGAATCCTAACTCAAGACTAAGACAAGCTAGAAAAAGGTGGAAATGTTAAATGGCTACACCAATAGGTAAGAAAGCATTCTTTATCAGTGATAGATCAGGGTTTCGTTTTCCTCTTGATCAAAGAGTCAAAGAACCCGGAACAGAGTTTATTGTTGCAAAGAGTGAAAGTGATGGTATTTTTAATCTTGTAACAGACCCACAAAATAGGGTAAAATTTCCAGTAGACAAAGAATTTATCAGAGATGCAAGACCACCTAGTAATGAAGATAGAAATAAAAGTTGGGAAACTGTTACAACTAAATGGGAAGACACTACCACTGAATGGAACTTTATATAAAAGGAGTTAAGAGCAATGCCAAGAGCTTACTTTAATGCTAAAAAAGATATGAAGAAAAAAGCCCCTGCTAAGAAGAAGACTGCCAAGCGTCAAGGTTATAAGGACAGAGAAGATGAAAGTCTTGGAGCACGCAGAGGAAAGAAAAGCCAAAGCTTTAAAGCTAGGCGTGATGAAGCTCAAGGAGCCAGAAAAAAGAAGAGTAGTAAAAAAGAAGGAAGAAGTGCAGTATTCGGTTTGAAAAGGAAAAGCCGTAAGAAATAAAGACTAAAGGAATAATTTATTATGGCTGATCTAACAAACCAACTGATAGCTAACACTTATAAGGATTTGCTGCAAGTTAATGCAGAAAATCCTAATGATGGTCTTGACGGTACAGTCAGGGCTATTCAAGATGGTGGAGGAACTGCTGCCCCTATCTCTATGAGTACGGCACAGTTAAACGTCACGGGCCAGTTTGCTCTCCGGGGTACAGTTCTTACTGCCACAGCAGATCAGCTTAATAATATAGCCCTTGGTGGTTTTAAAGCTTTTACTGCCAATGATGGTACAATCCTTCTGACAGAGGAGGGTACCTCTGTTAGCACTGCACTCACCAGTGTCACTGCTAGGATTAACCCTTCTCTTAGTCTTACAGATTTAACTGCCACTGCCATAGGTGGGGCCAGTGTATCTGCCACTAGTTTACTTGCTGGGGTCTTGAGTTATCCTTCTTCTGCTGGTAACAATGGACAAGTGCTACAGACTAATGGAACTGATACATTAAGTTTTGTAGATGCAGCAGCAGGAGGTGGTTTCTTTAAAGGTGACAACGGGGATACGGGTGATCCCACCACAGGACCCGGAGATATCTTCCGTATCAATGAACAAGAGTTAAATACAGATACCGTTATCACCACCATAGAGAACGGTTCAGGAACAGGTCCTATAACGGTAGCTTCTGGAACTACTTTAACTGTCAACGGTAATCTTACACTGATATAAGAGGATTGAACAATGAGTACATTAAAAGCAGATTCTGTCACAGCCGCCTCCGCTAATAGTGATCTTAATCTTAGCGGTAACGGCACAGGTAATGTAAACTTAGCAACGGGAACTGAGCTAAACGGTACCGCTCTCACTTCTACATTTATAGCTTCTGGTGGTAGTGGTTCTGGTTCTGGTCTTACAGATCTTAACGCCTCTAACCTAGCCAGTGGCACCGTCCCAGATGCACGGTTTCCCGCCACTCTCCCAGCTGCCAGCGGTGCCAATCTGACTGCTTTAGACGCCGCTAACCTAGGCAGTGGAACTGTCCCAGATGCCCGGTTTCCTGCCACTCTTCCCGCCGCCAGTGGAGCTAACCTTACTTCTCTCGCTGCAGCAGCAATATCTGCTGGAACAGTGAGTGAAATAAATCTAAAGGACTACGGTGAAATTACAAATGCTATTGGATCAATAGGAGGTGGTACCCAAGATATTGACATTAGTCTAGGTAACAATGTAACAGCTACCGTTGACACAGGTACCACTACTTTTACTTTTAGTAACCCCACTGCTAGTGATGAACTCTGTGGCTTTACACTCTTCCTCACCAACGGAGGTTCACAAACTGTAAACTGGCCAGCATCTGTTGACTTTCCCGGTGGTACTGCTCCTACTCTTACAGCCGCTGGATTAGATATTTTAGTTTTTGTAACCACAGACGGTGGAACCATTTACCATGGAATGGCAGCAAGCTTAGATAGTAAGTAGGAGAGTCTAGATGCCAAATCTAAAAAAAGCTTTAATGGGAGCAGCTGGTGCTGGTGGTGGTATTAACTACGGTAATAAAAAACTTTTTGTCTGGGGTGCAAATACTAATGGTGGTTTAGGACTAGGCAACACCACTGATCTCTCCTCTCCTGTTCAACTAGGAGCCACAGGAGATTGGCAACGAGCCTGTGTAAGTGGTAAAGGACATTCTTTATTTATAAAACCTAACGGAACTATGTGGTCCTGTGGTGATGGTGTTAACGGTGCAACAGGACATGGTAATACAACGGATCTTTCATCTCCTGTTCAGATAGGCGCTTTAGATACTTGGGCTTGGATTAATACCACACGGCAAGGAGATGGTGGTGGTGTTAGACCTAGATCAGCAGCCATAAAAACTGATGGAACTCTCTGGATGTGGGGG